ATTCCGGTCAGTTCGAACTTTATCAAGGAAGTCGAGTTCAAGTCGGGGGCGCTGCGGTATCAGGGGACGGCGACGAGCCGGACGTTTTTCCTGGAAAAAATGAGTCGGATGGACGCAGAGAAATATTTCTATGGGGATTGGCGTGGGACGTTTGATCCGCAGGTGGATTCGGATATTGTGCAGAGTGGAATTCCAAGGGCTTATGTCCTTTATCAGTCTGTGATTCGAATTTATCCGATCCCGGACCAGGATTATACGCTTCAGTGGAGCTACTATCAACATGATTCGGATATCGAGAATTCGGCTACGACTAATAATTGGCTGACCTATCATCCGTGGCTGATCGTTGGTGGGGCGGGGTGGAAAATTGCGAGTGATATTCAAAATCAGGCGGCGATGCAAAAGTTCGCGCAATTGCGAATGGATGCAAGTCGGGCGCTGATAGCCTCTGTGGTTGAGCGTGAAATTGCTGGTCGGCGTTTCGCACTAGGCAGCAGACTGTAGGAGGCGCCCGTGGGGCTCGAATCGCCAAGTTTTGTCAATGATTTCGTCACGACCAATCCTGATGGGAGCGATGCTCGGAGTCAGGGGGACGATCATATTCGGAATATGAAATCGGCGCTCAGGGCGACGCTTCCGAATGCAGATAGAGCGTTCTATTTCCCGACGGCGACGACGAAAACGGCGGATTTTGTTGTTGCGTCGACGGATATGAATAAAACGTTTTTCGTCGATGTGACGAGTCCGAGCACCAGCTTGATCGTGACGCTGCCGACATTAACGGCGTCGAGTGATGGTTGGTTTTGCACTTTTATCAAAACCACTCAGGACGCAAAGCCGCTGATGATATTCCCGGCGAGCGGGACGCTTCAATCGGGGTTCGTGACGGGAATGTCGAGCGCTCGAAGGGCTGCTGCGGGCATCCCGTTCCGGGCGATGTGGAGCGGGGGACTGTGGGTCATTGAGCGCTGTTTCAAGGACCCGATCGGTGCTTATATAGATGTGCCGTATGCGTTCCTTCAGCCGGGGCTCGAATGGGCGAGTGGGCAAACGCTGGCAAGTTCGACGCTTTATCCGGAGTTTTTCGCTTATGCTGGCACGTTGACGCTCCAGGATCGGCGGGGGCGGGTCGGGTTCGGCCGTGACGATATGGGTGGAAGTGCGGCGAATCGACTTACTACGGCGTCGGGCGGAATAACAGGAACCAGTCTAGGAAGTGCTGGCGGGAATCAAACGGCGCAACTGATTACGTCGAATCTGCCCCCGCACTCGCATGTGATAACGGTGGCTTCGACGACGCCGAATCCCTCAGTGAATATCAGGAATATAACTTCGTCGACCGGCACGGTGACAATGATGACGGATGCGGCGAATGCAATAGCGGCGGCTCAACCGCTGGCGAATTTCATGTCGGGGGCGAGTAGCATGTCGCACTTGCACTCGGCAACAGCGGGCGATACGGGGAGTGCAAATGCGTTCGCCGTTGTGAATCCGGGAATCGTCACCAATATCATGGTTGTCACAGAATAGGAGAGGGATATGCCTCCACGAAGTCAGGCGCAGCGGCGTGCCATGTATGCAGCGGCGAGCGGACAGTCGATGCTCGGAATTCCGCAAGGTGTTGGGCAGGAGTATGCGGCTGCTGATCCCGGCGGAAAACTGCCGGAGAGGAAAGTGAGCCCGAAGAAAAGCCTCCAAGCGATGGTAAAGCGGAGCAAAAGTCGTGGCAAGTAAGCCGACATACGGCGCTATGTGGCCGATCTATGCGAAGTATTGGGATCGCATGGATGTCAATGATAATAGGGAAAATGAGGTGCTCGCTGCTTGTAAAAAATTGATCAATTCCAAACACCGCTATATGACCGTTGAGTCTTTGACGAATGTACCCTGGGACATGGTCGCGGTCCTGCATATGAGGGAGTCGAGTGCGAATTTTCAGCGACAGCTGGGTCAGGGAGATCCACTCGGCACGGTGTCGGTGCATGAACCGAAGGGGATGGGGCCCTATCTCACCTTCGAGGAAAGTGCGGCGGACATTATGAGGCAAAAGGGGTACGATAAAATCATTGATTGGAGGCTAGAGAAAAAGTTATATTATTGTGAAAACTGGAATGGGTGGGGATATTGGATGTTTCGGGGGAATATGCCGAGCCCCTTCCTTTGGGGAGCAACGAATATTCAGAAAATTGGCAAATACGTGGCGGATGGGGTATGGGATTCGACGGTATGGGATTCGCAGATTGGGTGTGCCGCCCTTTTGAAGGGGATAATGGCGCTCAATGGGCCGATCGAGGGGCCGATCTACTTCAAACGAGAGGACTAGGAAAATGGAACTGAATAGGGAACAGGTGAAAAGTGCGATCCGCTGGTTTATTTCGACGTTCAGCGGGATTTTCATCGGATGGGCGACGGCGAAGGGCTGGGACGTGAGTGGAATCACGTCGATTTTCTCGAATGAGTCGATTATCGGGCTTGTGGCGAGCGCCGTTGTGTTGATCTGGGGCTGGTTTTCTAAAACTAAGCCGGGTCTAATCAATGCGGCGGTGGGAGCGGTGCCGGAAATCAAAAAGGTCGAAATCCAAGCCACGAGTCTGGCACCGGCGGCGGTCCAATCGGCGAGTGATATTGTGCAAAAGACTGGGCCCACGGTGGTTGCAAGCGGGAAGCTGTGATGTTTTCGTGGATCAGCCTGGCGCTCGCAGTGCTCCAATTGGTGAACAAGATTACCGATTGGGCACTGGAGCAGAAAGCGATAAGTGAGGGGGAGCGACGAGAAATCGCGAGGCAAACTGCCTCGATTCTGAAAAAGGTGGGGGTTCGGGATGAAATTGTCGCAAGCATTCGCAATCTCGATGATAGTGCTCTCGACCTCGAGCTGCACAAGCTTGAACCCGGAGCCGGGGGCGGTGGATAGCTATTGCCAGCTTTATCTGCAAGTTGTCAGGGCGAAAGGAGAGGGAAATATTAATGCTCCAACGGAGGTGAAGCGTAGGATTCTGGCAAATGAGAAAACGTACCGCGAACTCTGCGAAGCAAAAAAGCAATGACGACGCTGCCTTGGGGCATAACGATTGGCGACATTGTCGAGGTTGTATTCATTATCCTTTCTGTGGTTGTTATAATTTCGGCTATGCGCTACGATATTCGAACGCTCAAGCATGGGATGACTGGACTTGCGCAGCGACAGGAGGCGCTTGAGTCGAGGATTGGAAGCGTTGAGAAAAGTCTCCAGGGGCAGGCAAAGGCGATCCTCGAGCAATTTGTGCAAAGTGAACGAGAGATTGGAGAAACGGTTATGGCGATTCGAGAAAGGGTTACACAGGTCGAATTGTATATGAGGGATAATTTTGTGCGAAAAGAAACCTTCAATCCGATATTGGCAGAGATTCGGGGTGAGTTGCGAGGAATAGGAAGCTCCATAGAAGCTCGATTGTTGCGAATGGAGTCGAAAATAGACGTGAAGGCGAAAGGCTAAAAATGCCGAGCATCGATATTAATGACGTAGGGGCCATTGGTGTTATTCGGGATCAGCCTTCGCATGAGCTTGTGCCGGAGGCATGGAATTTTCTGAATAATGTCAGGATTATTGAGAATTCTATCGGCCGGCTCGGGGGGTATACGCAGGTTTTCGGAACTGTGCCGCAAGCGCCGCAGCACTTGGCGGGTGTGCGGAGAGGGAATGAACAGCTTTGGCTTTATTTCAGTCTGACTGGAGCGTTTGCGGCGGATAGCACGAATTCGAACTTCACAACGGTCACGCGCAGTTCGTCGGTGTATGCGGCGGCGGTGGGGGCGGATTGGAATTCGACGTTCCTTGGAGGTATAACGATTGCGAACAATGGAACGGATTTGCCGCAGTATTGGCCGACGGCGAGCACGAGCGTCCTGCTGGCGGATTTGCCGAATTGGCCAAGTTTTTTGCGCGCGAAGGTTATTCGATCCTTTGGCCCCTACCTCATGGCGATGAATCTGACGGCGAGTGGAGTGACGCAGCCGCACGATGTTCGATGGAGTCATCCGGCTGATCCGGGCGCTGTGCCGACCTCGTGGGACATCACTGATCCGACCGTTGATGCTGGTCAGGTAACGCTGCCGGACATTGAGAGTGGCGGAATCGTTGATGGCCTGCCGCTCCAAGGACGATTCTATGTCTAC